TGTAATAACTGCGAACTCGACGCTGTTTACGTTTACTCTGTAAACCCTGCGTTTCCAATCTACTACTGCGGACTCCACCTTCCTAAGTTTTTGAGAAGTCAAAAAGACTCTGGAGCGGTACAGTACTACGAAGCACCAGCTCCAAAGGCGACCAAGAAGTCAACCAAGACCGACGCCCCAGCTGAGCCAGAAGAGGAACTAGCTCCAACGGAGGAGTAATGGGCGTAATTAGAAAGTTTGCAGTACAAGGACATGATGTCCCTAAGACTGCATATAGGCCTCATGGACCGTTTCCACCTGAGATTCTTGCGCAAACTCGGGTGGTACACGACTTATCACATTCGGACTCCCTACACGAAGCACTAGATGACGTTCGCATGTTCCGTTGTCGGGATTGCGGAGAGGTTCTCTATGAGGAGCAACTATCCATTCATGAATGCGAAAGAGAAGAATACTAATGGCAAATCCAGTAGATGACGCAGGCAACGTAAGAGTTGACCACGTCTGGGGCAACATGCCCATGCAACCAAACGACGCACGTGGCGAAAACGTGCTCGACTACACCCTAGACAACCACGAGATTGTAGAGACTGGTCGCTACGGCTTCCCAGGCTACAACCCATCGTGGATTGGCGATGGCGACGACGTTCCTAACGTTGTCGTTCCTAACGTTGTAGGTCTTAATGGCCTTGAAGCCGCTGGCATCCTTGTTGATGCAGGGCTAGAGGTAGCAGAGCCTGTAACCGTTAACGAAGGTGCTACCGAAGAGAACGACGGTAATGTAGCCTCCCAGTCTCCAGCAGCAGGTTCTAACGCTAACCTCGGTGACACTGTGACCCTATCCCTTTATGAGTTACTTCCTGAAGGCTTTGTTACCGCAGACGAAACCTTTACTGGCGTAGCTCTAGATGGGTTTGCAGACATCGGTTGGTCATTCGCTAAGTCAGGACACACTGTAGCTGTCGGTGACTGGGTACGTGCAAGCGGATACTACGTAGTTGACGCCAGCGGTAACCGTACTCCTTCAGGTGAGTACGATGTAAATGGTGATTGGCTAATTGACAATGTGACCGCAACTACCTTCTCGTCAGCCGCTCTCCGTGCTGAACTAGCAGGACTAGCTGGTCCTAACGCCTCCAGTTTCGACTTGGGAACTGTAGCAGTAGACCACCAGTAAGTACCTCTCTCACGAACTTAGCGTTCGTAAACACTAAGCCCCTAGTACCATTGTTACTAGGGGCTTAGTAATGCTACTGCACCTCTAGGCCCCTGCCCTCCTGACATCTGTCAGCTACCTGGGCAGGGGCCGCCTTCTAATAAGGAGCATCTTGGCTAGAACTGGTAAGCTACCTAATCCTCTAGGCAGAGGAGTAGCTGGATACTACGGTGTTCGCCAAGACGTAGTCGATGAGATTCGACAATTTGAGCGCAGTCAAGGGGTAAGCCAAGACCCTTTTGCGCAATTGCCGCAGCCTTCTCCTAAAGGACTACAGGCCCGCTCTGGTGCTTTCATTGAGGGCTACGCAGTATTCAATGACATGACGGGTACTCCTGTCAACAACACCAAGTACGACATTGATGCCGCCAACTTCGGGTATGACGTAACTGCAGGCACGTACTACCAGGGAATGAGTCCCGCTGGTCCTAGGTACCAGAACCTTGCTGGAACGCTAGTTGGTTCTGGCCCTGCCATGGACCGCACAGATGGCCCAGCACCTCTTACTCTTCGTCCTACCTCCACTACAGACGTAAACCGTCCTAGAACAGTAGCCGCAGGTTGGGAAGCCTATCCAGATAACCCTCGACTAGGCAAACTGACCGTAGTGTTCCGTGACGGTACGTACTATAACTACTATGATGTCACCGACACTGAGTGGGAGACGTTCAAGATTTCCCCTACTAAGGGACCTCTACTGAACCAGCACCAGACCCCTGGCTATGTGAACTACTTGTACAACAAGCCTCGTGGTGAAGCAGAGCTAGGCTTCTTGAGCGACGTTGCTATGGAGACCCGCTACCGTACCATTCGTGCTTCACAGCTGGTGTACCAGGAAGACTCTTCTAAGCGCAAAGTGTTCTCCGCCACAAACCAAGGTCTGCGCTCAGGTCGAGCAGGCAGACCACGCAAAGCAAACTCCTCTACTCTCGGTAGTAACCCAGCTAACACAAGAAAGAAACCATAGACTTACTCGCATGCCTAAGATTCACAACATCGGTGCACAACACTTCTTCCAAGTCATCAAGTTTCCTGTTCAATGGGGCAAGAAGTTCGCTGTTAGGGGTTGGACCCAAGAGATTGACGAGCCGTTTCGCACCACAGATAACGCTTTGATTATTAGACTTCCTTTCTATAGGGCGCTAGTCCTAGGTAAATGGACAGGCACACTAGACGAAGAATCCGCACTAGAGCGGGCGATACAACGACGGGACGTGACATACGATGACTTTGTTGAAGAAAAAGGCTGGACCCCAGCTCCCGACGAAATTGATGCAGAGAGTGGAGAAAATCCCTACGCATGAGCTAGTGCTATGGGTAGAGAACGCTCTATTTGTTATTGGTAAGAACATAGCTGGCACAGGCGCAAAATCGCCTGAACAGTATGAAGAGGCAGTATTAGGTGCTGAAGCACTGTACGCCATCACATTAGAGCTGAAAAAGCGTGCAAATAATGGATGAAGAAGAATACCTAGACGATAAATTCGAAGAGATTAGTCCTGAGTACTATCAGGACGAGCACGAGTCTGCCCCAGAGTACGGAGACGACGAAGAAGTAGATGAACTGTCCCAAGCATTTGTGGACAGAATCATTGACAAAATCATGCAGTTCATGGTGGTACTAGTAGGTCACGACTTGCACCCTTACCAAAAACCACTAGCTAGGCGCATCATTGAGTCCGTCATCATCAATGACGGTGAAGAAATCACTGCCCTAGCATCCCGTCAGTCAGGTAAAACTGAAACGGTGTCAGACACCCTGTCTACTCTGATGGTTATTCTGCCTCTGCTAGCAAAGCTTTACCCAGACTTATTAGGCAAATTCAAAGACGGACTTTGGGTCGGCATGTTCGCCCCTACTGAATCTCAGGCTGAGACGCTGTTCAGCCGTACCGTTACACGCCTAACCTCCGAGCGTGCAGTAGAGATTCTTAACGACCCTGAGATTGACGACGACGCTAAGCGTGTAGGTGGCGTTACCAGAATGATTAAGCTCAAGAAGTCTGGCTCTACCCTCACAATGATGACAGCCAACCCAAGAGCCAAGATTGAGTCAAAGTCGTTCCACGTCATCGTCATCGACGAGTGCCAGGAAGCCGATGACTTCGTAGTTTCCAAGTCCATCTCCCCGATGCTTGCGTACTACGCAGGAACGATGATAAAGACTGGCACACCAACTACCAGCAAGAACAACTTCTATAGGTCTATCCAACTGAATAGGCGACGCCAAACTGAGCGTGGTAAGCGCCAGAACCACTTCCAGTGGGACTGGAGAGACGTCGCCAAAGTAAACGACAACTACTCCAAGTTCATCAAGAAAGAGATGATGCGAATTGGTGAGGACTCTGACGAGTTCCAGATGTCGTATAACTGTAAGTGGCTACTAGAAAGAGGCATGTTTGTTACCTCATCTCTCATGGACGAACTCAGTGACAAGTCACAAGAAATTGTCAAAGTCTGGCATCAAACTCCTGTCGTCGTTGGAATTGACCCCGCTCGAAAGATGGACTCCACTGTTGTTACGGTTGTCTGGGTTGACTGGGACCGTCCCGATGAGTTTGGCTATTTCGACCATCGTGTCCTTAACTGGCTGGAACTTCAAGGCGACGACTGGGAGGAACAGTATTTCCAGATTGTCAACTTCCTTTCGAACTACGATGTCTTGGCTGTCGGAGTGGATGCGAACGGTGTCGGTGACGCTGTTGCTCAGCGTCTTAAGATTCTTCTCCCCCGCTCAGAAGTAATTGCGCTCACATCCTCTCCCTCAGAGCAGTCAAAGAGGTTTAAGCACCTACAGGCCCTGCTACAGCGCCGCATGCTGGGCTTCCCTGGCCATGCAAAGACAAGGCGTCTGCGCACATGGAAGCGCTTCTACCAGCAGATGACTGACGCTGAGATTAAGTACAAGGGAAACACTTTCTCGGTTGCTGCGCCAGATGAGGCCCATGCCCACGACGACTTTGTAGACTCACTAGCTATCGCCTGTGCGATGACGGTGGACCTAATTATGCCTGAGGTATCTGAAAGCTCAAGTCCGTTCTTTGCATAAAAATTTGAGTTGACCAATACAAAAAAGTAATTTGGCTCCACACTTATTACTGGAAACAGTCGACATTCCACAAATTAAGGAGTTTTCCAATGGGTATTGGTCCTGCACCTATGTTCCCAGAGCGTGCCCCTCAGATGTACGAGCGCAAGATGGCGGACAACTATGACCGTCGTGGCCCACTACGTTTTGAGGAAGGTATCGCTTCTGACACCGACGTACCAAGCGACTTCCAGAAGGGCATTGCCAGCGGTTCCGCTGCTGCTCCAGGTCGTCCAAACCGTAACGCCCCTGTCTGGCAGAAGCCAGCTGAGGAGACCATGAGCGAGCGTGCCCACGTAGGTTCCGCTGCTTGGATTGAGGCACCTACCTACCTAGGTGAGTTCTCACACGGTTCCTTCACTGACTACGCAGAGCAGAAGGTCGAAGTTGTTGCCCGCAGCGGTGCTCGTACTCAGCGTATGAGCCCAACCGTAGTCAACGACTAATTTAGCAACACACAGCCTGGGCCTACTGTTAGTTTGACAGTAGGCGCAGGTTATGTGGAGGAGATGTCGTGGCACAGCAACCAACTAATCCAAAGCTCTGGCAGATGATTATTACTCAGGCCAGAGCTCGTTTTG